ATTGCGGCTTGTTCAAACGACTCGTTTTTCTCCAACTTGCCAGCTGGAACGGTGAGCATGCCAACTCGTGGTTTGCCATGCGGTTCATATCCACAGAGAACAGATGATCCCTGGTAGACAATAACCGACGCTGCGCGCACAGTGACTCCGGTAGCACCATCAGACACGCTCTCCTCGTGTCCTCCGGGCCGCGTCCCAACACACATTTCGGGGGAGGCGCCCTCTCCCTTTACAAGCTGACGCTTAAGTTGATCTACGAGCTCTCGCTTAAACCCTAGATCAGTAGCGACGTCTGGACCAATTGGATTGGTGGTTAACAAGACGTCGGGATGAGCGCACAAGTCATCGGTTAACTCGATAGTTGACCACGCGAAGTCCGAGTCGTACCATTGTTTCTTGAGCGCATGAACCTGCTTAGCGGACAATTGTGCCATGGTGCTGAAGTGGGTGGCTTTGACCATCACCCATGCACTTACGTCACAGGTGGCGTTCTGCCGTACTTGTTCAAGGCACTCGGAAAGTCTCAAATCGCCGTCGATCTTGCCAAGGCGGTGTAAATCCTCGTCATAAACAGTGCCAACATCGCCAGCCTTAGCGTAGCAATATTCGAACATGGCGCGGTTAAGATGACGAGAAACCATAGTGTGCTTGAGAGTGAATTACGGCTGTCACAAGTCAGTGGCACTCTTAGCATACTCCTTGACATTAGGGACGTAAGTAAGACAACCCTCAGCGAAATGCTTACCCGGCAACACTCGGATCTTGTGCGCAATCAAACGTGTGATATTGCGTTTCACGTTTGGCACAAAGAACTGTCGTTCCCAGAAAACACCACCAACACATGTATTGGAAGTGATGCACATCATTGAGAGGCACTCTATGTCAATTCCTTCATCCCACGAGCAGCACGGTTCGACCAGCTTGTAATAGGCTTCATATGCTTTAATGAAGTCGTCCTTACTGGCGTACATGTCGTGGGGGATTATTAGAGCGCAATCATCTCCGTCCCCGATGTTGTTGTCATACCGGTGATCTTCAGGAAAGTAATTGGAAGCAGGGGTCAATTCGGTTTGCCCATGCGCGCGTTCGTCAGTCAGAGTTTTGTGCGCCTCGGGGGGACAATGAAACATCCGCTTGATGCGGTCTGCACCGTCGACCTCTCCGTAGACGCGTAACAACTCAGCGGACCACACAATCAACATTAGAATGCGGTTTCCGATGGAGGTGCCACGCTCGCCAGAGAAGAGTATGGAGTCGTCAGCTGACAACTGCACCTCGATGTACTTTAACATCCAACGAAGTGCACGGTTTTTCGCAGAACATTGACTAACGTAATCTTCCTGAAGTTCGGCATCTAACAACCCTTGCAGTGTGTCAACGATGGTAGTCATGACACGTCGAACTCTCTTGCGATCGTTCTTCGTCCAGCACGCATCCATCGACGACATGTCGATCGACAAGATCTTCAAACCCAATCGTTTTGCACGGCGAGCAAAGGCCGCGAACCTGGCACAGAGCACATCTTGTGTCATTCCTT